ACTTGTGCAAATTATTCTTTAAGCACTAGGTGTTTTCTTAAATTAACTTCATCAACACTTGTGTGGTGGTCTTGTAGACGATTTACAAAAACCACTCGTAGACGCACACCTGTGTTGGTATCAAATAAGGAGATGTTCTCACAATGTCCGCAGAAACTCACAAGACACCACTACAGCTACAATTAGAAGAATTAGTCAAAGTTGGAGTAGGTGGTAAATACAAAGATAAGGCTAATTACATTAAAGTTATACAAGAAGAACTAGAGCATGAAGAAGCTATGCTTAGAGGTGGTTCAAATAGGTATAATAAGACTGTTGTAGATGCAAAAGCTAAAGGTCAGGAAAGTACGACTTTATATGGCCTAGTATTACAGCAGAAATACATAACTGATGTATCAGATATGATTAATGAAGATGTCAGGTTGATGTCTTCTGGTAAAGCAGGAAATCACCAAACTGCACTTAAAATTATATGTCAATGTCTTCCATCTACAGCTTTTGATAAGGGTGTCTTTTTAGATAACAGACCTAGTATATGGGATACTTGTTCATTGATTATATTGAAGAATGTAATTGATGGTATTTCTGATGAAATAACTATTAATAAACTATCTATTCAAATTGCTACTGGATTAATGCAGGAAGCAAGGATTACTCAATTCAAAGAGCAGAACAAAGAAAGCTACAATAAAACTGCTAGGAAACTTGCAGGTAAAAACATTCCACAAAACGCAAATAGGTATCAATATAAATCTAGAGTTTGGACTTATATGATGAATAAAAATGACCTTAGATTTGATGATTGGACTAATGTTGAAAAGCTACACTTAGGTGTAAAGATGATTAGCTACCTAGAGAAACTAGGATTAGTTAAACATCAAAATAGAAAGCATAGGAAAGATAAGACTATTACCTATGTAGAAGCTACACCTAAAATCATAGAAGAAATTAGGAACTTCAACATCAAGAACGAACTATTGTTTCCCAAGTTTTTAATGATGGTCGCACCACCAAGAGATTGGTCGTCACCATTTACAGGCGGATACTATGGCAAAAGATTTAACAAAGAAAATAACCCAGAGGAGATAGCAAATGCACTACAATTTCATAAAGCAAAGCAATAAAAGATACTTAGAAGAACTTAACAACAGGTGGCATGAGTTTCCTGTAGTTAGCAATGCAGTCAATATAATGCAGAGAACTGAATGGGTTATAAATAGACCTGTATTCGATGTATTAGATGCTTGTGTAAAGAATAGTTTTGCTCTTGGTAAACTACCAATTAATCCTGAAGATATACCACTTCCACCTAAACCATTTGATATAGCTACAAACAAAGAAGCTAAGACTAAATGGAAAAGAGAAGCATCAAATGTCTACAAGGAAAGAGCAAAGGCCAAATCTAAATTTATTCAAGTTAGACAGATACAAGAAGAAGCTAAATTATTTCTAGATATTGGTTTCTGGTATCCTTATCAATTAGACTTTAGAGGTAGGATATATCCTAAAAGTCCTATGCTCTCACCACAAAGTGCTGACTATGCAAGAGCATTACTTAAATTTAAGTTTGGTAAACCAATGGCAACTGAAGAAGCATTTAATAATTTTGCTGTAGCAGGTGCAGGTCTATTTGGTGAAACAGATAAAGAAGAATTATCTATAAGAAGACAATGGGTAATTGATAATGCAGATAAAATAATTAGTACTGCTAACAATCCATTAACAGATACCTTTTGGTGTGAAGCTGATAAACCATTTAGTTTCTTAGCTTGGTGTATTGAATACAGGGACTTTGCTAATACAGACTTTGACCCAAAGTTTATTACTACATTACCAATACATTCTGATTGTTCTAACTCAGGCCTACAACATTACTCAGCAATGATGAGAGATGAAGTAGGTGGTAAAGCTACTAATCTAGTTCCATCTAATAAACCTAATGATGTCTATGGTATTGTTGCTGAAAAAGTTATTGAAAGACTTAAAGAAAGTTCAGACCCACTAGCTAAGAAATGGTTAGATTATGGAATAGACAGGAAGATATGTAAGAAACCTGTCATGTGTTTACCTTATAGTTTAACTCAATATTCCTGTAGGCAATACATACAAGACCATGTTGAAAAAGAATTAGTTGAACGTAATAAACAACATGAGTTTGGTGATGATTTATTTAAGTCTACCCATTGGTTAACAGCTATAGTTTGGAAAAGTATTAATGATGTAATTGTTGGTGCTAAAGATATTATGAAGTTTTTAAAAGATGTAGCTAAATTAGTTGCTAATGAAAACTTACCTGTAGCTTGGACTTCACCATTAGGTTTACCAATCTTTATGAGTTCTTATAAAAAAGAAAGTAAAAGAGTTAAGACTAAAATGGGTGACAGTATAATTAAACTTTCTGTAAGTAGTGAGACTGATGAAATAGATAGACGTAAAGTACAACAATCTATATGTCCAAATCTTATTCATCAATTAGACTCATCGGTATTAAGTTTATCAGTAGTTAAAGGTTCTGAACGTGGAATAGATAACTTCAGTTTAATACATGACAGCTTTGGTGTACTTGCACCTGATGCAGATAAAATGTCTTTAGCATTGCGTGAAGCATTTTGTGAAATCTATAGCAAAGATGTATTAGCAAATTGGGCAATGGAAATGAAACAAATGTTATCTGAAAAAAATCAGAAAAAGTTTCCACCTATACCTGCAAAAGGAAACCTTGATTTAGACCTAGTAAAAAAGTCTGTATTTTTTTGTGTGTAGTTTTTTTAAACTTCAGTCATCGACACCTGTGTTGATTAAGTGCCACCTATGGCTAACCAAACAATAAACCATAGGAGGTTATAAATGAATGATGCCACAAACATAAGTGAACTGGGTGAAGCTATTTATCCACACTTAAATAGACCTGACGTTAAGTTTAACGAAAATGGTGAATACAAAGTAAACCTAAAAGTACCTGAAGATAAAGCTAAAGGTATGATTGCTTTATATGAGAAAGCTATACAAAGTAGTATTTCTGAAGCTGAACAAAAACTAAATGGTAAAAAGGTGAAGTTAGCACCTAAACCATATTCAGTTGAAGATGGCTTTGCAGTTTTCAAATATAAAATGAAAGCTACTGGAATAAACAGGAAGACTAAAGAACCATTTAGTCAAAGACCTGCGTTATTCGATGCTAAGAAAAATCCTCTCAATCCATCATCTTGTAATATCTGGGGTGGCTCTAAGATGAAGATAGCTTATGTGTTAAGAAGTTATTACTCACCTGCGTTAGGTGCAGGAGTGACAGCACAATTAAAAGCAGTTCAAATCATAGAGTTAGTCGAGGGTAAGCAAATGGATTTATTTGCTAAAGAAGATGGCTACGAAAATACAACGTCACCAGAGGAGATGAATAATGTACCACAGACAGAAGTTCAAACGAGTACAGATTTCTAAAGACGTTATTCTAAAATCAGGATTGGAAGAAGTTGTTTATCATTATTTAACTAATGCAAACTGTGCTTTTAAATATGAAAGTTTAAAAGTTACTTACTTCCAACCTGAAGTTAAAAAGACTTATAGACCTGATTTTCCAATTAAGGGTTCATTTATCATAGAAACTAAAGGTGCTTTTAATAGTGCTGACAGAAAAAAGATGAAGCTGATTAAAAAGCAAAATCCTGAAATGGATATTCGGTTTGTCTTTTCAAATTCAAAAACAAAGATTGGTAAGAAAAGTTTAACTACTTATGGAAAGTGGTGTGAACTTAATTCTTTTCCATATCATTGTATTCATTCAACCAAAGAAACCTTTCCAAAAGATTGGTTAAAAGAAATTAAGGAAAAACAAAATGGCAAGACAAGAAACTAAATACATAGTTATTCATTGTTCTCAAACGAGACCATCACAAAAGTGGGGTGCGAAAGAGATTGATAGAGTACATAGAGAATTTGGGTGGACTAAAATTGGCTATGGAAAAGTTATTAAAAGAGATGGAACTGTTGAACAAGGTAGAGAAGATGATGCAGTTCAGGCTCACGTCAAAGGCTACAATCATACTGCTTATGGACTTTGTTTAATAGGTGGTGCTAAAGAAGAAGATTGGAAACAACCAGACAATAACTTCACAGCAGAACAGTATGAAAGTTTATATAAAGTTTTAGGTGAACTTGTTGCTAAATATCCTGAAGCAAGAATTGTTGGACACTATGAGTTAGACGAAAGTAAGACTTGTCCAAATATGAATGTAAGAGAATACTTACTTCACGAAGATATACCTAATTACAAATTTCAAGATGGTTTGACTGATGAAGCTGATTTAGCGGAATTGGAAGATGACCAAGACGAATAAGTTTCTCCATCATAGTCCTTGTGAGAACTGTGGTAGCCGAGACAATCTTGGTGTTTTTGTCAATGAAAACGATGAACTACATCACACATATTGTTTCGGTTGCCGACAGTACAAAACATTAAATGGAGAATTACCTGAATATAAAAAAACAAAAGAAATTAAAAATATGATTGATGGAATAGTAGAAGCATTACCAAGTAGAAAAATAGATAGTGAAACTTGTAAGAAGTTTAATTATCAAACTGGTGAATACAATGGACAACCTGTTCATATAGCTAACTACTATGACAAAGATTATAATATCGTTGCACAGAAATTAAGATTTCAAGATAAAAAATTTACATGGCTTGGTGATACAGACAAGATAACTTTGTTTGGTCAAAACATTTGGAGAGATGGTGGAGACAAATCAAAGCTAATAATTACTGAGGGTGAGTTAGATGCACTTAGTGTAAGTAAAGTACAGGGTAATAAATATC